AAGCAACAAAAAGCTGAAATAGAATTAAATAGAAAAGCTGTTATGGAAGCTCAGGCTAAAATTCCAGCTGCTGAAAAAAGAAGACTTGTACAAATGATTGGATCTATTGGATGTCCTACCTATGCAATTGGAGGACGAGTTAATTTTTCTGAAGGAACTGATTGTTATAATAAAGGTTTAAAAGCATTAGAAGAAGGTAACTTAACAAAACCACAATTAAATGTAGCAGCAAGAGCTATTGCAGAATCTGGAGAAGAAGGAACAGTGCTTAAAAATATTTTAAATAAAGCTGGGTCAGGAATTAAATTTACAGGAAAAGGTGTTACTGAATTAATATCTATTGGTGCAGGACCCGCAGGTGTAATCGCAGGAGCTGCTTTAGAAACAGCATTTGCATTACCTTCTCTTGCAGAAGGAGATTATAAACAAGCTTTAAGACAATCTATATTTGGTCAAATCCCTTCTTTGTTAGGATTCGATGTAGGGTCTAGAAGTGAAGATGTTTTAAAAATTGCAAAAGAAGCAGGTGCTAATCCTGATTTAGTTAAAAAATATGTAGAACTTGAAAAAAATATGAGGGAGCAAGACGAAATTGTAAAAAAACTTAATGTATTAGATGAATTAAGACCTCGATATGCAAATAATCCAGGAGGTGCTGCGGACATTGATTTACAAATTAAAAGACTGGAAAATAAACTTAAACCTTCAGAAGAATATTTAACTAAAAATGTTTATAGTCCAAAAGAATTTAATCAAATAACAGATGAATATTTAAAAGCTGGAAAATATTTTGTTAATAAAAATTATGAAAGAACTTTACCTATTTTTAATAAATCAGAAGAAGCAATAAAAAAATCACAAAGTGAATTATTTAAAGAATCTGTAACTCCAATTGTTGGTGAAGATCAAAGTGAAAAATTATTAAAACAAAAAGGAGTATTATATGAAGAGCCTGTTAAAACAGAAACGGTTCCAGAAGAATTACCAAGTGAATATAAAGTTTCAGCAGCAGAAGGTGGTTATATAGATTATATTAAAGATTATAATAAATACGCGCGCGGGGGAAGAATTCATTTAAGTGAAGGTGGAAAAGGTCCTAAAATAGGTAGAAGAGGATTTTTAGGATTTTTAGCGGGGGCTGCCGCAGCGCCTTTTGTTGCAAAATTTTTTAAAGGTAAAAAAACTATTCAAGCTGCAAAAGTTGCAGGTAAAGTTTTACCTAAAGTATCAGGCATGCCTGAATGGTTCACTCCATTAGTTAATAAAATAATGAAAGAAGGAACAGATATATCTCCTAAAGCAACAAGAGTTGAAGATATTATTAAAGTTAAGAAACTAGAAGTTCCTGCACCCGATGGAAAAAGTAATGACATAATTACTATGACAGAATATCCAGACGGTAGAATTGATATTGAAGCAAATGTTTATGGAGGTGCATTTGATTCTCCTTTTAGTTTAGAATATAGACCTCCAAGATCAGATATTAATTTAGACACTGGAGCGGAAATAAAATCTCCAGGTGATTTTACTGTGGTAGAACAAAGAGTACTAATCCAGGTAAAATTGAAATTGATTATGAATCTATGTCAGTTGATGACACAATAAGTAATCTTGAGAGACTTGAGGGAATTGGAACAGGAAAAAGAATACACCCAAGAAGAGTTCAACAAAGAGCAGCAGCTAGAAAATATATAGAAGATAATCCTCATGAAGATGTAGTTAATAGATATCCAGATGGAGAAATTTATTATGATCAAATGAAAGATGAAGGATTATTAGATGAGTAAACCTAAAAGATTAACATTAACAGTACCCCCTAAAAGAGGGCCAAACCCACAAGGCTTGAATATTAGTTATAATACTGTTAGAACAGTAAAATCGGAGAAAACAATAAATGGCAGAAATAGAAAAACCTATTCCAACAATAAGTAAACCTTTAACTCCTGAACAGGAGACAGAACTTGTTATAAGTGAAACTGAAGAGATGCCAACATCTCCAACAGAAGTAACTGAAAATGAAGATGGTAGTGTAGATATTAATTTTGATCCTAAAAAAGATCTATCTGGAGAAACAGAATTTAATGCAAACCTTGCCGAAGTAGTTGATGAACAAGTTCTTAATATGCTTGGTTCAGAACTCTATCAAGACACACAATCTTATAAAGATTCAAGAGCTGATTGGGAAAAAGCTTATACTCAAGGATTAGATTTATTAGGATTTAAATACGAATCAAGAACAGAACCATTTCAAGGTGCATCTAGCGCAACACATCCTGTGTTAGCAGAAGCGGTTACACAATTTCAAGCACAAGCTTATAAAGAATTATTACCAGCAGAAGGACCAGTTAGAACTCAAGTTGTTGGAGTAGATACTCCAGAAATTCAAGATCAAGCAGATAGAGTTGCTGAGTTTATGAATTATCAAGTTATGGATATTATGAAAGAATATGAACCAGAGTTTGACCAGATGTTATTTTATCTACCATTATCCGGTTCTACATTTAAAAAAATTTATTATGATGAATTATTAGGCAGAGCTGTTTCTAAATTTATTCAAGCTCAAGATATTATTGTTCCATACACTGCATCTTCTTTTGAAGACGCAGAAGCAATTATTCATGTTATTAGAATTTCAGGAAACGAATTAAAAAAACAACAAGTAGCCGGTTTTTATAGAGACATAGAATTAATTGCATCCGATGAATTAACTCAAGACGATAATGTTAGATCTAAAGAGAGACAATTAGAAGGTGTAACCATGAGTGGTCAAACCGAAGATGTTTTTACACTTTTAGAATGTCACATTAATTTAGATTTAGAAGGTTTTGAAGATAAAGATTCAAATGGTGAGCCCACAGGAATTAAATTACCATATATTGTAACTATTGAAGAAAGTTCTAGAGAAGTTTTATCTATTAGACGTAATTATTCTGAGACTGATCCTAAAAAACAAAAGATACAATATTTTGTACACTTTAAATTTTTACCGGGATTTGGTTTCTATGGTAATGGTTTAATTCAAATGATTGGTGGATTATCACGTACTGCAACTCAAGCATTAAGACAATTATTAGATGCAGGAACATTATCTAATTTACCAGCAGGATTTAAACAAAGAGGAATTAGAATTAGAGATGATGCACAATCTATTCAACCGGGTGAATGGAGAGATGTAGATGCACCTGGAGGAAATTTAAAAGATGCATTTATGACTTTACCATACAAAGAACCTTCACAAACTTTATTAGCACTAATGGGGGTCGTGGTTCAAGCAGGTCAGCGCTTTGCTTCGATAGCGGACATGCAAGTAGGGGATGGGAATCAGCAAGCAGCAGTGGGCACGACCGTGGCTTTGCTGGAAAGAGGCTCGCGCGTGATGTCAGCAATTCACAAAAGAATATATGCTTCTATGAAGGAAGAATTTAAATTACTTGCAAATGTATTTAAATTATATTTACCACCAGAATATCCATATGATGTTGTAGGTGGTCAAAGAACAATTAAACAAGCAGATTTTGATGATAAAGTAGATATCATTCCAGTTGCAGATCCAAATATATTTTCACAAACACAAAGAATTTCTATTGCACAAACAGAATTGCAACTTGCAATGTCAAATCCTGGAATTCATAACATGTATGAAGTTTACAGAACAATGTATTCAGCATTAGGTATAAAAGATATTGATAGAATTTTAATGAAACCAGATCAACCCACACCAAAGGACCCTGCGCTAGAGCATGTAGATGCTCTTGCAGGGAAACCATTCCAAGCATTTCCAGGACAAGATCATAGAGCACATATAACTTCACATTTAAGTTTTATGGCAACTAATCTTGCAAAAAATGCTCCTGTAGTTATGGCTGCATTAGAGAAAAATGTTTTTGAACACATTTCTTTGATGGGTCAAGAACAAGTTGAACTTGAATTTAGAAATGAAATTGCTCAAGTAGCTCAAATGAGTCAAAATCCACAGATGATGCAGAACCCACAAACACAAGCTCAAGTACAAAACATACAACAAAAGATTGAATCTAGAAAAGCTCAAATTATTTCTGAAGCAATGGAAGAATTTATGTCTGAAGAAAACAAAATTATGTCAGTTATTGATAATGATCCAATTGCAATGTTAAGATCACGTGAGTTAGACCTTAGAGCACAAGAAAATGCAGCTAAAGAACAGGAAAGCAAGGAAAGAATCAATTTAGATAAGATGAAAACTATGATGAATCAGTCAACAGATAATAGGAAATTACAACAAAATGAAGAATTAGCTAAATTAAGAGCAAATACTTCACTAGAAAAAACTGTTTTGGCTGCTAAACTTAAAAATAGATTTCCAAATCAATAAAAAAGGAGTATAAATAGGTATGAAAAAACAAAATGAAAAATTAGCAAACGCAAAAAGAACTTTTACTAAAGATTCTAAAGCTAAAGTGGATGTTAATCACTCAAAATACACTAACAAAGAAGGATATCTTGTTGGCGGAGTAGAAATTGAGATGTCAAACCCTCAAGAAACTCAAATTCAAGAAGTTCAAGGTCAAGGAAGTATACTTTCAGATAAAAAAAGATCAGCTAAGTGGTATTAAGCTATGATTCAAATGTTAGGAGCTGTAGCACCTCTCGCAAAAATCTTATTTAACACAATTGAAAAGTCAGTTCCTGATAAAGACTTACAAGAAAAATTAAAAGCACAATTACAAACACAATTACTACAATCTAATACAGCAGAATTACAAGCTGCAGCTAAGATAGTTGAAGCTGAAGCAAAAGCTGGTTGGTTTTCAGCAAGTTGGAGACCATTATTAATGTATGTATTAATATTTATCTTGGTCTGGAATTATGTATTAGGACCTGTTATATTATTTTTTTTTAAAGCTTCTATAACTATACAACTTCCAGGAGACGTATGGACCCTTTTACAAATTGGTCTGGGAGGTTACGTTGTGGGACGAAGCGCAGAATCGGTGGCGCGCACTATGGCAAATAAACCGGCAAACAAAGAACAAGAAAACGGATAGGATATAAAATGAGAAATGATTACGGAATAAGACCAAGAGACAAAATGATGAAAGGTGGAAAAGCTATGGCAAAAAATAAAAAATCAAAAAAAGCTGATATGTTAACTGCTAAAATGTCTAAAGATAAAAAAGGCAGAGCAATGTTGAAAGGCAAAAAATAATGGCTGGGCTAGGAAAACAAACAAGAGGAAATGGTATTGCTAGAGTAGGTTT